CCTTAGCAGCAAAGTTAGTTGTCTTTGTATAGTTGCTCATAATGTTTTACCCATAAGTGCTAATACGTTGATTTCTTGGAGAGATAAAGCAAAACCGTTTATTTCTGACTCAAGACCAATAGTAATTACTGAACCACCGCCTGTGGTATTTACAGGAGGTCTAGTTGTTGTGGCTCCTCCAGTGAACTCAGCAACAGTGTACTCTGAGGCTGGCTCGTTAAAGTAGTAAGGAGTCTGATTACCTACCGTAAACTCCTGTGTGCTGTACGTTGTACCAAAGTCGTACGCCCACTTAACAAACACTGTAGCACTGTTAGCGCCTACCAGTGTCGGACGTAGCTTCTTCAGGAACTTAACCTTAGATGGATCACCAAAGGTCAGTCCGGGGCTGTAGTATCTGAAGCGATAACTAGAGGGAGTAATAGTCCCTGCGTTGTTGTACTCATCAGTGTACCCAGCGTACTCACCTACGCCATCGTTAGTTCCTACCAGTAACGTACCGTCTGTTTGCTTTCTTTCGTAAGACTTAAACGGAGCAGAGGTCCAACGTGTGACCCTGTACGCGCCGTTCTCTAGTCTACCCTTGAGATCAAAACAGTACGTTGTTTGTTGCTCTGGGAACGTAATCAAGTAGAACGAGTTCTCAGGACTGTACACAGATGCCGTAGGAGCAGACCGTGATTCAATAATACTAATAAGCTCAGTCTTTACGTTTAGACTCAGATCAGACAAGGGCAGTGACTTCTCTTGTATTGTCCTGCCAAAACTTCTGAGTCCTGAGTTAGACATAAACAGAACATCAGTACCGATGCCCTGAACAGAGTTTCTACAGATGCACCCAACACCAGACACGGTATCCGTCAGTGCCATCAAAGCAGGGCTGAAGGCGTTACCGTACACGAGGATGCTGTGTTTGCCTAAAATAATCAGGCTGTTGTTGTGGGCAACTAATGCCCTTACTTCGTCGTACCCATCAGGCCAAGCCTTAGATACATCTATAGAACCACTAGAACCACCAGTAAAGTCAGTACCAATTAACAGGTCTGACCAGTAGATAGTCTGGGTGTCTGCTGAGTTGTCTACGATCCACAGTCTGCCGTAAGCTGCAAGAACCTCGTGACAGTAAAAGTTAGTGTTAGTCGTAGTACCTGTAGCAGTACCAAAGGTCCTGAGTCCTGTTGCGTTGTCGTACACAAGAGGCTCGTGACCACGCTGGAAAAAGTAAGCCTTATCGTTAAAGTTTACAATCTTCCAGTTGTCTGCAGTAATCGTGTATGAACCCGGAGTAATGTCCGTTAGGGTGTCATCAGGATTAGTAGTCTGCGTAGTCTTAAATATCTTGTTGTTACCAGCAACAAAGATTTCTTCGTTACCAGCGTCATCGTAAAAGTGATGAACCTTAACAGCGTAATCAGACCCCAGAGGCGTTGATACAGCAGTCAATAGGTCTACACCCTTACGTGCAGCAATGCGCCCACGCTTGTCAATTACTGCGTTGTCAGCAACGTCTGCAAAAGAGAAGTCCTGTCCAATCGGAGAGTCTTCTGTGTTGACTCCCTTGAAGCCCGGAGCAACTAGATTAATGCTTTGTAGTGGCTGTGCCATGCACTAGTCTCCTTAGGGAGTGTACCAAATAACTTCTTCGGGGTGCTTCTGTGCGTCCAGAGCAATCGCGTCAGACATATACTTATCAGCAATAGCAAAGTACTCTGCTGTTGATGTACCGCCTGTCTCGCCACGCTCACGGGCCAACAGAGCCACCGCCATGTGGATCACTGGTTGAGCAGGAATAAACAAAACATCACTGTCAGCACTCAGGTCATCGTTCCTAAGCACACAGTTAAAACGTATGCTGTAAACACCGTCAGGCTTAGGGTAGATGTCAACCTGAGTATCGCCGCTAGAGTCAACACCGTTGTACGTGTAGTACTCAGGAGCGCCTGATACGGGATCTTGGTTCAAGTACTTATCGGTAAACCAATGTTGTGTCTGATACTGCATAAATTTGTTTGATGTATCATTGACAACATCAAGCACCTTAATCTTGTTCTGTGATCCTGTAAGTACGTAATTAAAAATGTCAGCAGTCGTAGTAGCCGTGAGAGTAGTCCTAAGTGCTGACCAATCCCAAGCATCTTCTACGATTTTTTTAGCGTCATTAACAAAGTCACCAGCCATCTTGCTGTACGTGTTAGATGATACGCTAGTTACCTCGTCTTCTCTGAGGCGTCTCAGTACGTTGTTTACTAGATTTAAATATGTCATACGTTTCTACCGCCTCTAGAATTAGTAAAGATTCCAGCTAAGAAGTCAGTAATTGGGAACTCTGATCTTGAGAGTAACTGCGGGTCTGCAGAGATAGCAAAGCTGTACGGCTGGAACATACTGCGTCCACCACCGCCACCTCCAGCACTGAAGCCGCCACCATCGTCACCCCCATCTTCTTCTGGTGGATCACTGGGGCAAGTACCTATGTCTACACAACCGTCTGTGTCAATACAGTAAGACTGTCCTTCAGGACAAACAATCGCAGTACATTGACCGTTTACAAGTTCAAAGCCCGGAGAACAACCGTCAAAGATTTTAACACAAGGTTCATTAGGAAGGCTTGTGTCAATCTCGTACCCTTCTTTACACGGACCACAGGTTCCATCTTCGTTTGTTGTTTTATTGTAATCATCACAACTAAAACCTGAATCTGGCTGACAGATACCATTGAAGTCAAACGTAAACCCTTGAGGACACTGCTCACATCCGCTTTCAGTAGTAGCCCCTGTTGGTGTACCGTCTGGTTTAGTACATTCTTCTTCTGTAGTAGCTACACACTCCCCGTTGACTATGGTTCCGTCATTTTGACCGTCACCTGTAGAGTCACAGGGTTCACCCTCTTGAGGCCCCAGAACACACCCCTCAGCGTCTGGATACTTAGCGCAAAACGCGTCTTGAGTTAAGCACTCTTCAGTTTGTGGGTCAGTTACTAGCCCCTGTTCTTCACAAGACTGCGGAGGCGCTACGTACTCCTCACAGTTTGCCCCGTACACACCGTCTACGGTTGCCTTTGGGTCACCGTTGTAACAGTAATCTGGAGCACACTCTCTGTCCCATCTCTGGGTTTCAAACGAGTACCCACCCTCAGGACGCCCGTTCGCGCAGTTAAACGGATCAGTAGTGTCAATTAGGGGGTTGTTACAGTTACCCCCTTGGTGATCGTCAGGTATACTACCGTCTTCACACTCTGAGCACGTTCCGGGATCTACTGCCCCGTTGTTGCACTCCTGTGGCTCTTCAGTTCCTGTGTCTTCAACACAAACACCGTCCTCTTCTATAAAACCGCTTAAGCACTCCCCACAAGAACTATCCTCTAAATCGGTAGCTGGATTAAAGCCTCTGTTTTGGTCTGCACACTCTTGTGCTGTAGGACCGTTGTTTGTAATAGGATCTTCTTCCTCTTGACACTGATCTCCAACTTCCTCAAAACCCGTAAGACATTCTCCACACGAACTAGGGGTCTGTGTAGCCGGATCACCGGGAACGTGCGCCCTGTTCTGATTAGAGCAATCCTGAGGAGTCGGGCCTGTGTCTTGCCAAGGCGGAACACAAGTACCGTCTTCTGCTGTCTCTAGTCCTTGATCCGTACAGTCTGGATTAGGGTTGTCAGGACCATACGGAAGTGGCTCCGTAGTTCCAATGCTACCGTCATCATTAATGTCTGTACCAATTATATCCTCTAGAGCATCCTGCACATCTGGTTGCCCGTATACCTCAGATGCAACAATAATTTCCCAAATCCAAGGAGGTGCTTTAGATGGATCGTCCCCGTATCCTCCTTTAATCCAATCCCAAATTCTTCTTGCGGCCTCTGCAGGATCGTTGACGCCTTCAACAATGGTTCCAAAAACACCGTCTAGTATTTCACCCGCTTTTGTAATTACGTCTTGTGAGCCTTCCTGTATGGCCCTAGTAATTCTATTTGAGTACGAGCAATACTCATCAGGGTTTTCGCCAGCAGGGACGTTGTTTCTGCAGTTGTCTTCAGAGTTTGCTATGTCGCCTACTGTTGTTTGTATCTTTTCCCAAATATTACCCAGAGTAGGTAACTTAAGGATTCCGGGTAGTGGAAGCCAATCAGGAATAGGCAATCCTAAGTCCCCAAAGACTATGTATACGTGAGATACAACGTCTTCCCACAGGTCATTAATACTAGACGGATCAATACAGTCTGTTTGCCCCGGTTCAAAACAAATGTCTACACCAGCACAAACAGGAGATCCTTGGCAGATGGCCTTTAGTATCATTTGCTGAGGATCGCCCGTTAAATTAGGAAGACCCGCAGGACTAGGTGGCGCTACAGGACCAGTAGAGGTAATATAGTAGTTATCTTTTATCCCTGCGTTTTCATATTCAGACAAAATATTAGATACGGCTTCTGCGTCTCCTGACGCTACAGCGTTTCCAAATTCGTCTAAAAAGCTATCGTATTGCGTTGTGTTAAGTAGTCTATCGTAGTACTCAACCATTTCAGGTATTTCTGTAAGGAAATCAAACTCAAACGCCTGAAGATCACGCCAAGTTTTACTGCCGTCTTGTAGGCCTTCTAAAAGCTCTTGAAAAGCCTGAGCCTCTTCCATCCTATAGATACGATCTATGTCATCACTGGCTTGGCTCTCTAACCATTCACCAACCCACGTATCCCACAAACCGCCGCTGAAAAGGCCAGAGATGTTTTGGCAACTATGAACATAAGTACCGTCTACATATTGAACATTAGTTTTTACGGGGACAGAGCCGTATCCATAGCCCTCTTCAGAACAGCTAAGGGTATTAAAGTCACCTACCCACTGATTCTCTCCAATCTGACGCGCCATCTATTTCTTCCCCTTCAGAGCCAACAGCTTGTCAGCCCC